TATTTTTTAATAACTATCATGTTCTAAAAGCTTTAAAATGGCATCTTGGAACGTCTTACAATCATAATCTAGCTTATATTGTGCAAGTTTTTTCCATATTTCAATGTCAATTTTAACCGTTTTTATATCGCTTTTTAGCTCTTTTATGCGTATTACGTCCATTTTTATACCTTTATATATTTATAAATTTATAATGCTTATGATACCATTTTGCACAACGAAAAACTAAAAAGGTTTCATCACAGTGTTTAATATTTTCTCTAAAAAACAAAAAACATCAACAGAAACAAGAACAGTTGGTGTTGCATCACGCTTGTTCGGTTGGTTATTTAACGCTGATGGTGTTAATAACTATCTTACAATCGGGTCTGTATATGCTTGTATTCGCATGATTGCAGATAGTGTTGCAATGACACCTTTAAAAGTTTATATGCAAACTAAAAAGGGACGTGAACCTATAAATAATACTTTATCAAAGCTACTTGAAAACCCAGCATCAAACGTAACTGGCTTCATGTGGATAAATACTATGCTTACTCAATTAGTTGGTTGGGGAAATGCTTATAGCGTGATTGTTCGCGAAAACGGAGTAGTTAAAGAGCTTCTTTATATTCCTACATCAAGTGTATCAATTCAACTTACTTATGAACTAAATGATCCTTTTTATTATCGTGTAGCTCTTAGTAATAACACTTTTATAAATGTGTTTCCTGATGATATGCTACATTTTAAAAACATATCTCTTGATGGTATTGTGGGTGAGTCACCTATTGCATTGCATAAAACCACATTTGATACAAGTCATAATCAAGCACAGTATGCTGATAACTTTGTAAAAAACGGTGCTGGACTATCAGGCATTATCACTACCGAAAAGGGCTTGAAGCGTGAACAAGTAGAACAACTTAAACAAGATTTTAAGACAGCTTACATGGGAAGTGAAAACGCTGGTAGTGTTCCCGTTCTAGGTGATGGTATGAAGTTTGAGCAACTTAAACCTATCTCACCACAAGATGCTGATTATGTAGCATCAAAGAAACTTACAAAGAGTGAAATTTTAGAGATATTTAAAGTACCACCACCTTTACTAGGTATTATAGACGCAACTTATTCAAATACAGAGCAACTTGCTTTGATTTATCAACGTTATACATTGACACCTATTTATGAGATGATCCAACAAGAACTGAAATTAAAACTATTATCAAGCTCACAACAAAACTTAATTATAGAGTTTATGGTTGATGCTCTGTTGACTACCACTGCAAAAGATAAAGTAGATGTTATTACAAAGCTTACGGAAAAAGGTGTTATGACTTTAAATGAGGCTAGACGCAGATATAACTTAATTGATGAAGATGGATTAAATGAAGTTGTGTTACCTCTTAATTCTGCACCAATGACATTACACAACAAAGTACTTGATCCACAAATTGTTGCACCAACTGAGACAGTAACACCACCTGAACCTGATGATGATGAGTTACGCTCTTTGGTTCATAAGTTACAGAGTGAGTTAGGTAGATTAAAAAAGGACTTTGGGCAACGTGAACCGTAAAACGTAGCGAGTAACCCCAAAAAAAGGTGATAAAGATGGAAAAACGATTTGTAGAACTTTCAGGTGTTGAGTGTCGTGCTGATGGTGATGAACTTAAAATGAGTGGTTACGCGGTGAAGTTTAACGAGCCTAGCGGATTGCTTTATGGTGAGTTCATTGAATACATTGAGCCACGTGCCTTTGATGGTGTTGACATGGGAAATGTGTTTATGCTTTACAATCATAACAGCGATTATGTACTGGGCAACACTAGAAGCAACACACTTAGCCTGACAGTAACAGAAGTTGGATTGCGTTTTGATGTGAGTTTACCAAATACCGCGAAAGCAAAAGAGGTTCACGAACTGGTTAAACGTGGGGATATCAACGGAATGAGCTTTGGTTTTACAGTTGAAGAACATACATGGAACACAAAAAACGAACCAATGACACGTCATATTGGCAAGATAGGTTCATTACTTGAGGTTTCTGTTGTTCCTTTTCCTGCTTATGAAAGCACTGAGGTTGATGCAAGAACAGTGGAGTATCTAACAGAGTGCAAAGAGTGTCGTACTGGTGTTAGCAAACTTTTAAACAATCCTCTCTTTGAAGAGGCAAAACAAATTATTAAGGACATAGAAAAATGAAAAAAACATTAAAAGAACTTTTAGAGCTAAGAGCATCTAAGATTACACAAATCACAACACTTACAGAAGAACGTGGCGAGAGCATGGACGAAACAACACTTGCAACAATCAAAAGTATTAAAGAAGAGATTGAGGGTGTTGATAACAAAATTGAAGCAATTGAGGCAACACGTTCACTTGCAATTAAAAACTCAAAGCCTATGGCTGATAAAGAAAAAGATGCAGCAACTGAGTTTCGTTCAACATTTGACAAGTATTTGCGTGGTCAAATCAACAATGAGACCTTAGAAAAACGTATCATGCAAGCTGGACAAGCTGGTAAAGGTCTTGAAACAGTACCTGATGAGTTTTATCGCACACTACTTGATAAAATCAAAGAGTATGGAATGTTATTCAGTGATGCAAATGTAATGACTACTGCAAATCATGGCGATATGTTAATCCCATTAGCTGATGATACTGCAAATGCTGGTGCATGGACTGCTGAGGGTGGAACTATTGTTGCGACTGACTTTGCAACATCACGTATCACGATGAAAGCTTATAAAGTAACAACAGCGATTGTTATTTCTACTGAGCTACTTGAAGATGCGTTCTTTGATGTACAAACTTATGTAGCTGGTGCTTTAGGTATTCGTTTAGCACGTACATTTGAAAGTGCGTTTATTAATGGAGATGGAACGGGAAAACCGCTTGGTATTGTTGCAGACCCTGCTACAATTGACGTTACAAGTACAACAACAGCAATTGTTGACCATAAAGATATGTTAAATGCTATTTATGCACTAACACCTACACTCAGAATGGGCGGTGTTTTTTATGTATCTGATGCACAACGTAAAGCAATGGACTCATGGGAAGATGGAAACAATCGTCCACTATTACAACTATCTCAAAACGCTACACAAGCAAATGGTATGGAAACAACACTTTATGGATATCCAGTACGCATTAACTTTGAGTTAGGCGACCCAGCAGTGGCGGGTGATGTTCCAGTAATCTTTGGTAATCCTCAAAACTATTGGATCAGAAACATTCGTAACATTACAGTGAAACGTTCTGATGAGCTTTATGCAATGACTGATGAAGTTCTGTTTACTGCAACAACACGTCTTGATGGTAAGATTGTTAATGCTAACCCAGCGTTTTCAAAAGTTACGGTTGCACCATAATGAAAATTGAAGCCTTAGAAGATTTGGCTACACCGTCACACACTCTTAAAAAGGGTGATGTGGTTGATATGCGTAGTGCTGATGCGTTAGTACTACTTGATGCTAAAAAGGTCAAAGAGTTTAAACCTAAAAAAGCAACAAAGAAAAAAGGGGCTTAGATGGCTGATTATACGATATCCGCAAACGATGTTTTTATAGATGCAAATGCTACTTACAAACCTATTATTACACGTGGTATTGCTGGTGAGGCAATTATTGCTGGTAATGCAGTAGCTTATGATACTGCAAATAATAACTTTGTATTGGCAGTGAACCTTACACCTGGGCGTTCAAAAGTTTCAGGAATTGCATTAAACGATGGACTAGCTGGACAACCGATTGACTTTATGCAAAAAGGTTTCTTGCTTGTTGGTTCTGCAAGTGGTGGGGCGGTAGGAGATATCGCGGTTTTATCTGCAACTGCTGGAACATTAGCACCTTGTAGTGATTTAGTATCTACTAATTTAGTATCAATCGTTGGTGTTTTTAGTGCAACAGATACAATTGAAATCAATTTAAATAACTCACAATTTGCTAAGGCATAACAATGTTACAAAAAACGATAATAGGTACTGACAATTTAACCCTTGCTATGGCTAAGAAACATTTAAATATCACTTTCAATGAAGATGATACTTTAATACAAAACTTGGTTGATACAAGTTTAAAAGCATGTGAGAACTATTGTCGTGATGATTTTATTCAATATTCTAATATCTATACAGTACCACCATTTGAAAGTGGTGTGATGCCTTTGGTTCTAACTACTGGGCTAACACCACGACCAACAAAAGAAGTATTGCTGAAATATAAAGATGATCTCGGCACTGATGTTGACTTGGTATTGCAGCCTATAAATCAATATAACCATGATAAAAATCACTTCAAATATATAAATAACTATATAGTAATCTATTTAGAAAAAGTGTTAAGTGTTGATACAGTTCAGAGCGTTTTGATTGAATGGTCAACGGGTTATGTTGAAATTGAAACTGCAATAAATCATGCAAGATTACTTCTTATCGGAACGTATTACGAAAATAGAGAGGGTGATGTTGTAGGTGGTAGTGTTAATATGCTTGATAGTGGTGTTAAGTTTCTTCTTGAACCTTACATGATTACACAATTGAGTTAATCATGCGTAGCGGTGATTTAAGATATC